TATATACTATGACTGGTATTCTAAAAAGCTTGGTAATGTAGACTTCCCACTAGATAAATCAGAAGTTCCGAAACTATTAACCCCCTTGGGCTGGTTACTTTGGTACTTAGATGACGGTACATATGGGCAAGATATCAGTATATGCACTAATTTAGAAAAAGTAGCCATAGCTGCTAAACAAGAACTAAGTACTTATGGTATAGTAGCAAGAGTAAATAAAGTTTCTAATAAAAATGCATATTTACTAACAATGTGTGGAGGGGCTAACTCTATACGTTTTTATAAGGCCTTTATCGAGCCTTTCTTAAGTATTATTCCTAAATGTATGCTCTATAAAACACTTATAGAGCAAATTAGATGAAGATATAGTCTGGTGGGTAAACTTTATAGTATACCTACAGGAAATAGCATTACGACCATACCAAATGTGCAACCTTACAGAAATCAATGCTGGCGCTATTAAGACGCAAAGGGATTTCAATGAAGCAGCAAGTGCAGCTTCATTCATTGGTACGCTACAAGCAGGTTATACAGACTTCCATTACCTAAACCCTAAATGGCGTACTACTTGTGAGAAAGACGCACTTCTAGGCGTATCAATGACAGGTATTGCGAGTGGTACAGTAGAAAAGCTTAATATGGAATGGGCGTCTCAGTGTGTTATTGAGACAAACATTGAAGTAGCTAGTTTGATTAGTATTAATGCTGCTGCACGTACAACGTGTGTTAAACCAGCTGGAACTACCTCTCTTGTACTAGGAACCGCATCAGGAATTCACGCATGGCATGCAGATTTTTATATCCGTAGAATGCGAGCAGGTAAGGATGAAGCACTAGCACAGTACATGCAAAAAGTGTCGCCTAACCTAGTAGAACAAGATGTTAATGTACCACATCAGGTAGTTCTTAGCTTCCCACAAAAAGCTCCTGAAGGTGCTACGATTCGTACTGAACCAATGATGAGCCTTCTAGAGCGCGTTAAAAACGTTTCTAGTAATTGGGTTAATGCGGGGCACGTTAAAGGTATAAATCGCCATAATGTATCATGCACTATTTCTGTTAAAAATGGTGAGTGGGAAACTTTAACTAACTGGATGTGGAGTAACCGAGAGCATTATAATGGTATATCTGTTCTCCCATACTTCGGAGCGGCAGCATACCCACAGCTACCTTTTGAAGATATTACTGAAGAACAGTACCTTAAAATGCTGCCTTGGCTTGCTGATATTGATATTAGTAAGGTATTCGAAGAAGATGGTAGTGCCGTAAACCTAGCAGCAGAACTAGCTTGTGCTGGTGGAGTTTGTGAACTATAAAGGAATTGCCCTTAACTGGGTAATATGTAGTAAATTTTAATAACTTAAGGAAATTTATGAATAAATTTATTCTAGCAGTAATTATGATGTTTAGTATATTTGCAGCAAGTGCAGGTACTTTTAGTGGTGATGTAGGTGTACAAGCTAAAGTACTACATCAAGGTATTAGGTATGATACTTCTGTAGTTAACCCTTTCGTAGGTGTTAAGTTTATAGCAGACAACGGTATTTATGTTGACGCAGATGTACAAACTATATTATCTACTAAGAATAGCTTGCAAGCTCGTACAGCTGTAGAAGTAGGGTACTCTCGTAGTTTCTATCAAGTGTACGTAGTTAAGTACACTCAGCTGGGTCAACCACTTGCTAATGATAGTACTGCAGTTGGTATTAAAGCTACAGCTTATGGTATTACGGCTAATGTAGAAAATACTGTTTATAATACTAAGCTAACAAGTGGGCATGATACATATATGGCGCTTAGTTATAGTACTAATTTCGGAGACTTAGCAGTTAATGCACTAGTATCCGGTAAAACTTATAGTATTCAAAATGTTACAAAGTATAATAATGTAGAAGTAGGTATTTCATACCCACTAGCTGGAACTAAAGTAAGTGTTCTAGCTTCTGCAGGTGGACGAGACGCTTTCAACGTTAAAATTCCTAACCAGCTAAATGCTTCAGTAGCTTACCTATTCTAAAGAAGTAAATAAAAGCCCCCAACTCTTTAAAGAGTTGGGGGCTTTTATTTACTTAAGTTTTACAGGTTCTGATGCTGCTAGAAGGTCTGTCTTATGCCCACTATCAGAAGTAGTACCAAACCAGAATGACATAATTACACCCCATCCAGTTGATAAACCTCCTAGTAGAATTAGTAGAGCTTGGGAATCTCCTGCAATGTGAAGGTATCCTTGCATAATACCTATAAGAATACCAAAGTACCCTACAGTTACAATAGCAGATAACGCAGCGGGTACCCAACTACGTACAGCTACTTGCATTGCGCGAGCATCCTTTCTATCTGCTGATGCAAATTCTTCCATCTTAATCTTATTTTCTTCTAGGAAGCATTTAAAATCAAGTTCAGCTAGCTTAATACTAGATATTTGATCAGCAGATAGCGAATTTCCTGCTAGAGTAGCTTTAACAGCTTCCACCGTTGATTCAGTAAGACCAAGCTTCTCTGCTATTAGTGTAGCAGCTGCCCCACCCAGAGGCCCCCCTAGGGCGGAGCCCAATAGGGGGGCGATGTTTTTAATCCAATCCATATTTATCCTTTAGTATAGAAAATAGTTACTCGGTCATTAAGGGTTACAGCTGTCCCAAGCACCACGGCTTTCCGGAACCCGGTGTCAGTGATAGAATAGTAACCGGCGCCTGCTTCCTCGTTCTTTAGAAGCCCTTGCTGATAAACCATAACGGGGGTTTCACCTATGCCAAGCTCAAAGGTAGTTTGTCCTGACGTAGCGGTGAACTGCTTTTTAATCAGAGTCGAGCCGAAAGCCTTGCGCTGCTCATAGGTTCGTGTGAGTTCTTCAGCCAGTAGGCGCGATGGTTTGTAGAATGACGATCCAGCAGTTCCGCTGATTAGTTCATAGCCGGACTTTGCTGAGATTGCCGTTACACCTGCCTGAGCGTAAGAGTTTACCGCTTTCAGCCCTTGGAACTCAGTCACGCCCCAAGATGTGCCTACGTGGAGCAAGTCAGTTTGACTGTCGTAATCCATTGCAGTGACAGCGGTTGAGGTTCCGGCGATACAGCACTGGGCGTTGGTCTCGAATAGCTTACGTTCGGTTTCGTACATATAGGCTATCTGGTCGGCTGATGGGGCTGTGGCGGAGGCTCTGAATAGTGCTATTCTGGCTGAAGTACATCCACTCAAATCTACATGGCAGCCTATGTTAAGAACAGCTGCAGCATTTATATAACTGTTCGTATCTGTAATAGTTGTAGCTACCTGAGCGCCATTGGCGTAAAGATATATTACATTTGAACGTTTTACTATCCACAAATTTGTCAATCCCGATGCAGAATACACAAAAGAAGTATAAGAATAAGCAGCTCCTGCGATAGAACGACCTAACCAAATATTGGCGGCTTTATGTAACAAGGCGAAACCGTTTCCTGATAGGGTTGAAGGACCTCTTGAGAATAATGTTTCGTTGAATACATTGTTTAGCTGTGCCATTCGTAAATCAAACCAACCTCCTATAATGAAGTCACCACTAAAGTCTATGTTAGCACTGTAAGGTTGAGTTAGATAATTAGAAGATAACACTCCAGAATAGTCTATACGCTCATAAGGGGTGGCTACATTTCCTAATTCAAGCTGAGAACCCCATGCGTACAATCCAGAGATACCGTCACCTAAATATGAATGATTTGTAATCCCACTATTTGAGTTATCTATGTATATACGTGGACCAGTGTTGGACATACCTGTCGCACTTGCTGTATTTGCTAATGTTATAGAGAATCTGAACCAACCTGCAGCCAAGCTAGTTACTGTTGTTGTAGAGGCTGTTCCAAAACCCAATCCAATTACACCATTCAAGCAATCTACGTTAACCCATCCGTTTATACCAATAGTAGGGGCGTATATACCTATTTGTGCCCAATTTCTTTCAGCGGCCTTTAAATGAACTGAAAATGTAATATAACCAGCTGGAATAGACTGAGCAGATAAATTAGTGTTGATGTTAGCTATGCAAAATGATGAAGTAAGATTAGATTCCACCAACTTCGATGCAGTCAGGTTACCTAAAGGGTCAGCTATGACGTTAGAGGTTACAACTATACTTGTGTTAGACCATCCCCATGTGGAGCTAAAGTCCTGAGAGAGATATAGCTGATTTCGTCTGAACCCTGAGTAAGCAACAAGTTGGCTTCCTGTGTTTACAGGTGATTTAGTCAAGGTTCCGACTACGGTTAGAGGATTGGCTTTGACTGAGCGGTCGTCTACCGCTGGATTTATTATTATATTTGTAATGCTTAACGTTGCGGTAGTGGCCGCTGTACCTATATATAGATACCCAAGCGAACCAGCGATAAACTTTTCAGTGAAAGTGCCGGCTGACGATCTTGGAGTAGTGGAGGAGGTTTGTCCTTGGTTAAAGAACTGTACGCTCCCTGACGTATATGAGGAGACTGTATAGGTTAGCGTGTATTGTTTACCTGCCACAAGCCCACTAAATGTAGGAGCTAAGTATATTCCACCAGTGACTAGGACAGTTGAGAAGTTCATAGCGTTTCCAGCTACTGTAACGCCTGCTTGAGTAGACCAGTTACCAGCACCAGTAAATGCAGAGTCAACCGCGTTTACAATTGTATTACTAGCCCCACTCACAGTCTCCGAAACCATATCAGCCAACCATGCCCCTCGAATGTCACCATTCATCCAGCCGGTGCTGTAGGTGCTGGTGACATTTGCAATCAAACCAGATGCAGGGGTTGTTGGATTTTCTTTCAGCAAGGCAAGCCCAGTGTATGCGCCAATCACACCTCTAACAGCCTGCCCATTCGCCCCAAGAATTGCAGGAATTGAACCACTTGTCGAATAGTAGGTTGCCTTATTCCAGCCAGCATTATTTATATATG